GTCTTTTTGGCTAACGCGCCGTTTCGGCCAGTAAAGGAATTGGCAATTAATTCGGCGGCCTCGGCTCGGCGTTCCATTACGGTTAGTTCAACCTTATGATCCGGACTGATATCGGCGCCCAGGCTATTGACCGCCGCGGCATCACGCGCCCGGGAAACGCTAATCTTGGAAAAAGATTGTTCTTTGGGTTCCGGCTCCGGGCGAGCATTGGCCAGAGCTCCGATCACGGCTTCCATGATATCGCCGGCGCTTTTACCTTGCGCTTTGGCCTCGGCCACAATCGAAGCCGTAGCCGGATAAATCAGCCGATCCAGTTTAGCGATCCGGTCGCGTTCGGAATTTAACCCCAAATTATAAACTTCCTGGTACAACTCAGGGTTTTGGGTTCGTAATTGCTCGATATTCATGGGGTTTTCAGTATTTACCGCCGGAGCCGAAACTAAGTGGCGAACGGGCTCGGCCGGTTTAGGGATTTTCAGCCTGGCCAGGTTAGCCGGGATATTCTTAAACCGTTTCGGATCCAGATTGAATGTGGCTCCGCCCAAAACATAGGCGTTTGCGTCCGAACTTTTCTTGGCTCGCGCATTTTTACCGCGAACCTCGTCCGCGAACCCTTTGGCTTTGGCTTCCCGAGCCGTCATCCAAGTGGTTTCAGCCATCATCCGGCGCATATCCTCTTTATCCGAACCGGTTTTCTCGGCGTAAATGCTAGCAATGGTCGAATCGGCTTTCTCGAGTTGCTCAGCCGCTTTGGTCATTGTGTCTTTATCCCCAATCGCCGCGGCCCAACTATTGTGGATATACATAAACGAGTTTTTCCGCATCACAGTTTTATCCGCTAATACCGCCAAAACCGATGCAGCCGAAGCCGCTAACCCGTCCACATAAGCGATCTTCTGGGCCGGGTGAGCGCCCAACACGTTCCCGATCGCCAGCGCATCATAGATATTGCCGCCGGCCGAATTGATATGGAGATTGATTCGTTTGGCGTTCGGCACACTGGCCAATGCTCGCCGGAACTGGGCCGCCGAAACCCCGTTTTCTTCCTCGGCAAGCGCAAAATCGGGTCCCGAACCGATATCGCCATAAATCATCATATCGACTATTTCGAGGTCGTCATCATCGCCATTATCCTCTTCATCGTTATCATCATCATCACCATTGCCGTTATCGGGACCGTTAGCCGAATCGTCGCTCCCGGTTTCGCCGGCTTCCTCGGCATCGCTTTTACGTTCTTCCAACGGATCCTCGAGCTTATCGGGATCATCGGTGTAATCGTCAGTCTTGCCGGCTCGAGCGGAGAGTTTCCAAAGGAGCCCACCGGTGCGTGACTCGCTAAACTGGGCGATTGCTTTACGGGTCATTTCAAAAAAGAAATACCGGGCAAAGCGAAACTAGGTCGGATTAAGGTTCGGACTTTTCGCGGTGCCTTCCGGTTGATCGGAAATATCCTCGATCCGCATAGTGCGCGTAATCGGCGTGTCAACAGCCGGGTACGGCAAACCGGCATCATGAAACATTTTCACTTCCTCTTTTTGCTGCGCCACGTTGTGACGGACATGGGTCCCGGTTAGTTCCGCAGCTTCCCGCTCGCAAGTGGATGCCCCGAGGATGACTTTCTCTTTGCTAGCGGCTAAATCCTTTTGCGGATCGATTGAGCCAAGCGGCGTCCCGATCCATTCACAACGGGTATAAGCTTGCCGGATCCTAATATCGTCAAAAAACCCAGGCGCCTGGATTATCCCGCGCTCTACGGCCTCGGCCATGAGCTCAGCGTAAACGGGCTGGCAAAAGAGCGTCACAATCAGATTACGAACCACGTTGATCCGTTTTTCAAAGAGTAGGAACGCCGCTTTAGAAGCCGAATAAGATTGGGAAAAAGCCGATAACAAAATTTCGTAAGGGACACCCGTAGCCGCTCCGATCAGTTTACAAACCGCAATCACAAACGGGTCAAATTGCTGGTTCGGCCGAGTCGTATGATAAAAATCAAGCTGATCGCCAGGCCGCATAAAAACAGCTTTGGAAGCGTCATCCAGGTTGATATCGTACCGGGAGAGACTGAAGAGATCCCGGCGCGTTTCTTCGTCACAAAGGTTCTGGAGAAAACTCTCGTTCGGGAACTGGCTTTTGACTTGGGCAATAAACCGAGCCGCCATTTCCGCTCCGCTCACCTCGGCTTTGATGAAGCGGTCCAATTGTTTCAAAATCTCGATCACTTTGCCCAGGATCGGCACACCGCGCCGTTGCTCGCACCGTTCCGGTTCGTGAACCAATAAGAGGTTAGGCCGGCCGGTTTCCTCGCCGCGTGCCGGGATCTCAACCCATTCGAAAAGTTTTTCCACAATATCGCTCGGCCAAAAACTTTGGTGCGGATGCACCTGGCGCACATGGTAGGAAACCAGTTTGCCGTTCCGGTCCAGCTCGACTCCGCCCAAGATATTGCGCTGATAATTGTAGTAGATCGGGTTTTGCAACCGATCCGCTTCGATCATCCGGATCTTTAGTGAGTAGGGGCTAAACTTGTCGTCTTCGAACGGTAAGAGGACCGGGCAATCCCCGTTTAAGAGCATATTGGCAAGGCAAAGATCCTGGAGCTGGTAAAAGTTGTAGCGCCCGTTCCAATCGCAAAAATAATTGGTGCCGGCCCACAGTTCCCATTCCTCGGCCCAACGTTCATCGAAATCATTGGCCGCCGTTTCGGTCATCCCGAGCCGTTGCCCGTTAATTTTTGGGAGTGGTTTAATCCCGACACCGACGCAATAAATCCGTTGGGTATTAATCGCCGCGGCCGCGACCGGGTTGCCCATGTACAGTTCCCGGGACCGGCTTCGCAACAGATCCAGGTTGAGAACAATATCCGAATCCGGGCTGCCGGCCTGGGCCGCCCAACCTTTGGTGGCGTTCGTTGTCCAGGCCGCACCGCTAGCGCCGTAGCCACCCGGGTTGCGGCCCGGTTGCCCCGATTGGGTTAGCCCACCTTCGGGAACCATCTGGGCTCGAGCCTGGCCAATTTGGCCGTTGCCGTTAAGGGATTTAATCCTTTTAGGCAGCGCTTTTTTGGTGCGTGGCATTTTAGAGGTATATCAGGTTATGAAACTGCAATGGGAACGAGCACCTGGTGCCGAAAATGTTCTCCAAATTATTAGCGAACACTCCGAAAAAGCCGGGTCCTGCCAGATTTGGACGGCACGATTGGATGTTAAGGGTTACCCCGCCAAATGGTTTCAAGGGAAGCTTTGGAAAGTTCACCGGCTTATTTTCACGCTTTCGAAAGGACCGATCCCGGCCAGATATGACGTTCACCACAAATGCGAAAACAAAGCCTGCGTTAAGCTGGAACATTTGGAACTTATCCCGCATGGAAAGCACGCATCGCTGAGCAATATGAAAAACCCCGCTATAGGTTGGGGCAAAAGCGGATCCGGCGAGCGAAACGGAAATTATAGATTCTCGAAAAAGGAAATGGAAAAAGCTTTCCTTCTCCGAAAAGAAGGTCTTTCTCAACAAAAGATCGCATCTATCATTGGATGCACTCAGACTCATATTTCACGTTTTTTGGCCAAAAAAACTTGGCATTTCAGACCTCTCCCCCAATGAGATTCCGATAAGTCATGCTTGTACCCATGCCTTTGAGGTAAGCGCAAAACTCATCCCAATAAACGAACTGTTCCCGTAAATGGTTGATATCATTGCGCTGGGTCATCATCCCCTCGGCATTAATCGCTTTACTCGCAATCGCTTTCTGGAGTGCCGCCAAAGCCGTGTTTCGTAAAACGGTTGCTTCGGCCAAACTGATCTGCATTACCATGCCAGAGAATTACCGAGCGGACAGAAGCTCGGTATTTTCTAGAGTATGGAACCGCCCACTAGTGTCCCGGATTACGGTAATGTGATCGTTACAGCCAAGGAATTGGGTAACATCATTGGCTTGAGCGAATTTCAGATTTCAATTTTGAAACGGCGCGGAATTTTCCAATCGGTTAAAGCCAAGAAAAGCGAGTTCCAATTGGGTCCGAACGTCCGGGCTTATATCCAATACAAATCGAGCCAGGACAGCGAAGCCAACGCTGATTTTCATAGGGAACGTGCTTTAAAAGAACGGGCTAATCGCCAATTGCGCGAAATACTGGTTGAACAAACCCGGGGCCAATTGCATCACGCCGATGATGTCCGGGCTATCGTCGGCCAAAACTTTGCCCAGATTCGTTCCCAGCTCTTGGCCTTTGGAAACCTGTTAACGTTGCAAGTTGCCGGCAAAGATCCGGTTGAAATCAAAACGATCATTGATACTGCGGTCCGGAAAGTTTTGCTCGAGCTCCGGGAATATAATCCCCGAACTTATTACCGGCGGAGCAAAGTAGCGCTTTCCCTGATTAAAGAACTTGATGAAGAAGGGTCAGAAGAAAAAGCCGAAGCCGGAAACTCTTAATACGCGCCGGCTCTTGGCCGAGCTCCGGCAAATCTTTACCCCTCCGCCACTCTTAAGCGTGGACGAATGGGCGGATCAATTCCGGGTTTTACATACCGAAACCGCTGGCATCGGCGGCCAATGGACAACGGATAAAATGCCGGCTTTCCGGGAAATCATGCATTGCTATACCGACCCGCGCATTAAACGGATCATTATTAAAGGTGCCGTCCGAACCGGGAAAACCCAAAGCCTGGTTTTAAACCCGATCGGTTACCACGTTGACCAGGATCCCCGCCGGCTCATGATCGCTTTACCGGACCGGGAAACCATGGACGATTTCGTCAACACGAAACTCGATCCGCTCCTGCGCAATACCGAATGCTTGCGCTCTAAAGTTCATCCCGGCGGCCGGCAAGGCGGCCGGAACAATGCCACCTATAAAAGCTTTAACGGTGGCGCTATCTCAATCGCCAACGCGAACCTGGCCGTCAGTTTCCGGCAACGAGAAGTTGATACTGCGATCGGCGACGAAATAGACGCTTGGCCACTAGATTGCGAAGGCGAAGGCGATCCAGTCAAACTTTTGGAAAACCGGACTACCAACAGTCCGCAACCAAAAATTATTCTGATCAGTTCCCCGAAATTTACCGAATCAAGCCGGATCGATAAAGCTTACAAAGATTCGACTCAAGAAATTTGGCAAATCCCGTGTCCGGGTTGCGGAGCGTTCCAGGAACTTTCTTGGGAACGAATGAAATTCGGCTCAGCAACCATGACCTGCATTAATTGCCAAGCTGATTTTAACCAATGGCAATGGTTAGCCGGCAGTATCCGCGGCCGCTGGTTCGCTCTTTCCCCGGGGCATCATAACCGCGGGTTTTGGATTACCGGGCTGATTTCGCCCTGGCTCGATTGGGCCGAATTAATTGACGAGTTTTGCAAAGCCGTCGCGGCCGCTAAACTCGGGGATATCACGGGCTTGAAAGTTTTTAAAAACACGATCCTGGCTCAGACCTGGGACGAAACCCTTGGGCAAAAACTGGATGAAGAAATCCTTTTTGGGCGCCGGGAAGTTTATGAACACGAAATCCCGGATAAAGCGTTGATCTTAACCGCCGGCGTGGACACTCAGGATGCCTATCTAGCGTTCTCTATTTGGGCCTGGGGAGCGGACCACGAATGTTGGGCCATAGAGACCGGGATAATAGACGGTGACCCGCTTTCAATCGAAACCTGGGACGAACTAGACCGGCAGGTTTTCAACCGGGAATGGGAAATTGGCGGCCAGGTTTTAAAGATTTCCCGGTTAATGATTGATTACCAAGGGCACCGGACCGATGCCGTTTACCGCTATACCCGGACCCGAGCTCCGCGCTGTTACGCTTGTCGCGGCATCGGCGGAGAATCGAAAACGGCTTTTACTAACTTCCAACCTAAAGACGGGAAACCTTCCCGGGTTGAATTCGCGGTTGATTCGATCAAAGCCGAGTTGGTTACCCGTTTACAGGTTGAAGAACCCGGGCCGGCTTTTGTCCATTTCCCGAAAGGGGAAGCTGATTCGCACGTTCAAGGCTTTTCTTTTGATTGGTTTAAAACCTTGTGTTGCGAGCGGCGAACCGAGCGGACCGTTAACGGGTATACCCAATACATTTGGACTAAGCCGGCGCACCAGCGCAACGAAGGAATCGACACCTTTGCTTATGCTTGGGGCGCACTCTTGCACTTGGGCGGAGGCAGGATCTTGGAATACGAGGCTCTCCGCCGGCAAAAGCTCAAAGAAGCTAGTTCAGACCAAAAAGATAAAGCCGAACAAAAACCGCCTACCTCGAGGTTCGGGAATGCCCCGGTTGTGACTTATACCCGGATCCCGACTGAACAAACCGGCACGCCAGCAGCTACTCGCTCACGCTGGGGATCCTGAAAAAGGAAAGGCCGGGAATTTCACCCGGCCGGTTTAGTTATTTGAGCAGTAGAACGGTCAACAATTGGAAAAGATCGGACTGGCAACTCGGCCAATGGCGCAAGTAAAGCATGGTGCCCGTTCCGGACCGGAAACAGTAAAGGCGCGTCATTTTTGGTTCAAATAATCGGACTCGGCTCCGCTCACTTGTTGGTGATGATAAACGCGGGAAAGCCAATACTCCGCGCTAGTCTTAGAATGTGTCATTAGTTCTTCTTATGGCTTTCCTTCCACTTCAGTGATTAATTCATCTAACGCCTTGCGATAAGCCTTTAGGATATCGAGCGACATCGGCTTATGTTTGCCTTTGATTCGTTCCCGGCACCAATGGATAAAAGCCTCCGGGCCCTCAGTATCGAGCATAGCTCTAACTTTGGTTTCGCTTTGCCGCCAGCTAGTCCCATATGGCAATTTTTTGAGCGCTTCCTTGCGTTCATCATCCGTTGCTTGAGCCACTTTTTCGCCGATTGCCATCATCGTATCAGCGGACATAGTTTCCGGCGTCTGTTCATCCGTCGGAATAACTAACCCGGCCTTTTGGGCGATGGCTTTTCCGCGCTCAACTTGGCGGTTGAATGTGGCCCGGCTAATTCCTAAGTCCTGGCTAACTTTTTGACTAATTGTCGGCTTGGATGCAATGTGTGTCTCACTGTGAGACACACATTCATAACCACTATCAGTTTTGTTAGATTGTTTTATTCCCTTAGTAGTTTTTTCGCTTTCTGACCGCTTTTTATCTGCATCCCCAACTAACCCATGTCGCTTTAAGATCGAGCCATAGAGCAGCATTTGAGCCTCTTTCTCTCGTTGGCTTAAATCAACCCGCGCCAGGTTTTCGGCGATCTCGGCTAACTTGCATCCCCAATCCGGCATCTCCTCCGGAAAGATTACTGCTACGATGCTATGCCCCTCGA